ACAAGTTTCTGTAGGTATTATATATAAATATTCCCATTCAGTACGAGTTTGATAAAACTCAGGAAAGTTTAAATGTTGGACAATTGATTTATAATTCATGTTATTTTATCCGTAAACAAAAGTCATATTAAGGTTTGCAGCAGAAGTTCCTGCGGCAGTAATATCTACTGTTAAGTAGTCGAGGGCTGAAAGAGCAATACTAACATTTGAGGTAGTAGTAGTTGTACTAGCAGAAACTGTAATAGTTTGTATAGCAGTACCATTCTTTTTAACAACTAAAGTAGTGTCTGAGGAGCCTGCTGTTTGAAGAATACTAACTATTTTAGTAAGAGTAGCTGAGTTAGCAAGGTAAAAACGTAAAGTACCTGTATTAACAGTTAAGCTACCAGAGTATAAGTAATTTTTAGTAATATTACCTGTGGGTCCTGCAGGACCTGAGGTTCCTATTCCTGTAGCTCCCATTAGCCCAGAGGCACCTGTAGCACCTTGATACCCGCTAGCACCTGATGCGCCTGTGGCACCTTGACCAGTAGCACCTTGATATCCTGTAACACCTGTAGCACCTGTAGTACCTTGTAGACCTTGTACACCTTGTCCAGTTAGTCCAGAGGCACCTGTTGCTCCTATTGTACCTGTGGCACCTGAAGCACCTTGATACCCTGTGACACCTGAAGCACCTGTAGCACCTTGATATCCTGTAGCACCTTGATATCCTGTGACACCTGAAGCACCTGTGGCACCTTGACCTGTGGCACCTTGTAGTCCACTAGCACCTGTGGCACCTATTGTACCTGTTGCTCCTGATGCACCTGTAGCACCTTGACCAGTAGCACCTTGCAGTCCGCTGGCACCTGTAGCACCTGTAGCACCTTGATATCCTGTAGCACCTTGATATCCTGTAGCACCTGAAGCACCTGTAGCACCTTGACCTGTAGCACCTATTGTACCTTGATCACCTGTAGCACCTTGGTCACCTGTAGAACCTGGCTGTCCATTAGTACCATTAAATCCTTGAATACCTGAAGCACCTGTAGCACCTTGATAGCCTCCTGGAGGGCCACTAGATCCTGTAGCACCTACTGCACCACCTATAACATTAAGAGTACCGTTTGCTCCAACAATTCCGGTTACTGTTCCAGAAGCATAATTACTACCACCTTTAGTTATAGTAGTTACTAAACCAGCTATAGGAGTTGTACCACCTGCCGCTCTAAAAGTTATGCTAGTAGAGCTAGGTACAGATAATATAGTATAAGTACCTCCAGTACCTAAACTACCTACATTATTAGTTGCTGTTATTACATCGTTAACGGCTAAACCTGTGGTAGAGCCTATACCGGTTATTGTTGCAGTCCAAGGGCTAGTATATGTATACGATAGTCCTGAACCTACTCTAACTCCACCTAGGGTTGTTGAGCTTGCATCAGGTAGAACATAGTAGTAAGCACTTAAACTACCGGAACTTACCCACGCTTCTCCATTCCAAGCCCAGGATTGTCCACCTGTTGTGGTAGTTTGGTAAAGTGTGGGATTATCTGGAAAAGAAATTGGCATATATTACTCCAATGGGCTAACAGGCCACACAGCAGTATCTAGACTAGTGTATGTATTTGTCATGTCTCTTAATGCTTGCCTATACATTAATACTTCTTGAAACTTTTCTTGTGTTAAAGTTAGTGGTAAGTTTAAAAGTTGTTCTTCTTGACGACGTTGTAGTACCCAATCAGTCATATATAAAGTACCATCTCTAACATCCCTTAAAGTTACTTCGTAAGGTTTTGGTAGTTTTTCGTGATATTGTCTACAATATTCTGTAATAGCAGATTTATTGTCGTCTAACCATATCATCTCTACTAAAGTACTACCACTAACAACAGTTGGTGGAGTACCTAATCTTTCTATTATCCAATGGGATCTAGTAGGCTCCCAATTTAATAAGCCTACTTGAAAAGGGAAACCAATAGCTGTAATAAACTCAGTAGCGCTTGAAAAACTGCAAGTTATGCCATTAAGTCTACAACTAGCAGTGTCATTATAGGTATCTATTTGTATATATTCATGTATCATATTAATATAAGGTTTTAGTAAGTTGAATAAAACACAACTTTATTTCGTCGGGTTGGAACATTACAACATTAGGATTAGAGAAAGTATGTGAATGAAACATACTAAAACTACTGTGATAGTAGGCGGTGTCAGTACCAAATCTAAAAGCCTGACCACTAGTATGATAATGAGTCCATGCTTCAGTACTTAGACCTCCTGAACTAAATGGTGCNNTATAAGGAGTATAAGTATTATGAGCAGTATTCTCATCACTTGAATATCCAAGAAAAAAGTCTACCATATTTGGTGTACCATTACTACCATTACATACTTTCCAATAACTAGGCAAATTAGCAATATTACCTGTATACATAACTATTATGTTNTCTTCAGCAGTCATTTTAGAACCTANTTTCCAGAGTTTTAGTAANGTTCCTAGAAGTGTAGCACCNGTTATGGTTCCNGAAAGGCTGTGCGAGTGAGATAATCCTGAACTGCTATTTTCAGCTCTAAAAGCTAAGGTATTTGTTCCACTAGCAAAAGTACTTCCAAGAAAACTTGTTGGTCCATGAGTGTGACTACCTTGTTGATCAGTAAATCCAGATATACTACGCTGTGTAGCATAGTTATTAGCATATGTTGATCCACCTCTTATATATCTGTTTTGATTTATTGATAACTCTTTTGTACTTCCTGTTATTTGAGTAGCTTTACTAATTATTGCATTAGCAGGAAAATATTCTTGATCCTGAGTAGCTTCTAATAATATATAGTCTGTACTTGGAGGATTTAAATCAGTTCCGGCACCTAGGCTATAGAACAAAGAATGTGCGTGACTGCCCCCACCTAGAGTATATGACATTACTGTTGAATTTTGTGGATTAGCGATGCCGTTTTCTTTAACTATAGTTAAAGGGCCTGAGTGATACCCAGCACTACCTGTAGTTGTTCCGCCGGCACCTAGCTGATCGTTATTATTTGGTGTTACTGTACCTATTTCAGACTGTGTTGCAGTGCCTTTTATAAATTTTCCGTCTGCTGCAGAGTACCTAGTCCAACCTGTTAGACTAGGTACTGAGCTTCCAGAATACATAATAATTGCACCTTGAGGAATATGCCAGTAATCTGGCACTACATAAGGAGTATTAAACCCCTTAGTGATTAGTGATGATATTCTAGGCATTTTTATCCATAAGTTGTTAAGTTACCTAGTACTGTCCAAATATTACTTGTTGCAGTACCTATAAATACAAGAGTTACTAATTCTGTTTTATATGGTGTTGCTATTGGAGGTACTTGATTTTGCCATAACAGTGTTTGAGATGAACCATTAATTGTTATGTTATTTGGGATATAGGATATAGACCCCTGTGTAATAATCAAACTAACTGCAGTAGCTATATACTGACCTTCTGGAACATTAACAAAGTTAAGTGTTATGTTAGTTGTTGAACTAGCTAGGGAGAANATCGCTCCTGCGTTATAGTTTAAAGTTACTGCTTGTGAAACTATAGTGGCTGGAGTATATTTTTCTGAAGTTGCTTGTAAGTTAACAGTACCTGTAAAAGTAGGACTACTAAACATAGTAGCTTTACTTTCATTAGTAACATTATTAAGTGTTGCTGGAGTAGGAGGTACGCCTCCTGAATACGCTAACCAAACTTCTTCTGGTGCATAATAGATATTAAGAGTACCAGTATTAGTGCTTAACCACATTAATCCATCGGTTGGATTAACTGGAGCANTNGCTGATTCTATTAATTGAGCAGAACCTGTTGCTCCTGCTGGAGCTGCTGCAGTTATACTCCAAGGTGTAGCAGAGGCATCTGATGAACTTATTACTGTACTGGCATTTATTACTAAAGTAATACCTGAGTAACTNGTTATAACNCCTTCTAAAACATTAGAATAAACTCCATTAANAGTTTGTCCGGTTCCAGTCATTCTTACATACTGACCAACTGCAAAAGCTGACTGACTAGTATCTCTATTAACTATAAAGGTTTTAGATCCTGTAGATACAGTTACTGTAGTTGTAGAAGTAAGTGGATTATATCCAATACCTGTAGCACCTGTAGCACCTGTAGGACCAGCAATACCGTCTAAACCTGAGGCACCTGTAGCTCCTGAGCCAGTAGCACCTTGATATCCAGTAACACCTGAAGCACCTGTAGCACCTTGATATCCTGTAGCACCACTAGCTCCTGTAGCACCAGCACCTGTAGCACCTTGTAGTCCTGAGGCTCCTGTTGCTCCTATTGTACCTGTAGCACCTGNAGCACCTTGNTANCCTGAAGCACCTGTAGCTCCTGAGCCAGTAGCTCCTGTTGCTCCTATTGTACCTATAACACCTGAGGCACCTGTAGCACCTTGATATCCTGTAACACCTGTAGCACCTGAACCAGTAGCNCCTNNATANCCTGTAACACCTGTCGTGCCTTGATAACCTGTAGCACCTGAACTACCTTGATATCCAGTAGCACCTGAAGCACCTGTGGCACCTGAGCCGGTAGCACCTTGATAGCCTGTAGCACCTTGTAGACCTGATGCACCTGTACTACCTATAGTACCTGTTGCTCCTAGACCTGTAGATCCTCTTAATCCTGATGCTCCTGTAGCACCTATAGTACCTGTAGCACCTTGATAACCTGTTACACCTGAAGCACCTGTAGCACCTGCACCTGTTGCACCTTGAACTCCTGTAGCACCTTGATAACCTGTAACACCTGAAGCACCAGTGGCTCCTGTAAATCCTGTTGCTCCTGAAGCACCTGTTGCTCCAGAACCTGTGGCTCCTGTAGCTCCTATTGTACCTTGAATACCTGTAGCACCTTCGTATCCTGTAGCACCCTGATAACCTAGTCCTCCTGTAGCACCTAATCCGGTAGCTCCTTGAAANCCTGTAGCTCCATCATATCCTTGACCACCTGTAGCACCTATACCAGTTGCTCCTTGTAAGCCTTGAATACCTGAACTACCAGTTGCTCCTATTGTACCAGTTGCTCCTATTGTACCAGTAGCACCTTGATATCCTGGACCACCTGTTGCACCTTGACCAGTAGCACCTTGAACTCCTGTAGCACCTTGAACTCCTGTTACACCTGTAGCACCTAAACCAGTTGCCCCCTGTAATCCTTGAATACCTGAACTACCTGTTGCACCTTGATAACCTGTAACACCAGAACTACCTGTTGCTCCTTGATAACCCGCACCACCAGATGCTCCCATACCTGTAGCACCTTGAAAACCTGAACTACCTGTAGCACCTATATAGCCTTGTGGTCCTGTTATACCTTGTGCACCTGATAGATCTGATACATAAGAATATGTAGTACCATTCCATAAGTATAATCTTGAATTTTCAGGATTATCAGTACTAGTGGTTTCAATTATAGCAAATTGTCCTGCTACAATACCAGTTGGGCTAGTATCTGCATTAAGTGCGGCTACTGATAGGTAACTTTTTGCTATTGCAAAACCTAATCCTGAATCACCTTTAATACCTGTAGCACCTTGATAACCTGTGGCACCTATACCACCAACACCTGTNGCTCCTTGATAACCTGTGGCTCCACTGGCTCCTGTGGCTCCATTTAATCCATCAAGACCAGTTGAACCTTGATAACCATATCCAGTTGCTCCTACATAACCTTGAACACCTGAAGCTCCTGTAGTTCCTGTAAATCCAGTTACACCTGTTGAGCCTTGTAGACCTGATGCACCTGTAGTACCAGTTAGTCCTGTAGGACCTGCAGTACCTGTTGCACCGGTAGCTCCTGGTAATCCTGTAGCACCTGTAGCACCATCATAGCCTTGGCCACCAGAAGGACCTGCTTCACCAGCGTATCCAATACCTGTTGCACCTTGATAACCTGTAACACCTGAACTGCCTTGATATCCTGATACACCTTGTAGTCCTGAGGCTCCTGTAGCACCTGTTTTACCTGGTGCGCCTTGAACTGAATCTGCTAAGGTTAGATATTCAAGTTGAGTAGTATTTGCAGTAGTTTCGCTAGAATGGCTTAGCTCGATTAGTATTGTACCATCTATACTTCTATAACTGTTGTAGTCTAGTACTTCTATTGCAAACTGGTTAAACCCGCCCGGAGACTGAACACTTCCAAAAGGTATAAAAGTAGCTGTTACATAGTTATATAGTTTAACGTATACTATGTGTGTACCACTGCCTGTATTAATGTTAAGTGATATTAAATTAAATTTTAAACTACCACTTAAA